ATATTAGAATTTAAATCCCTCAAATGATTTTTTAGGTTTCTTTTCTTCATAATCATACTCTTCATCCTTTCCATTGTCAAGGATATCATTCTGAGCAGATTGTTCGCAGTCATAGAGACGCATCTTTGCGCGATCAATACCAATCACGAAACGCTTATGAATGGTAGGATCATTATATCGGTTCTTAAGTTGTTTTACAAGAATCTGTCCGAGACCTTCAAGTTCCTCCGTTGAAATCAGAGCAAACATCAAGTCAGCAGTCGCAGGAAGACCAAAAGATTCTGAAGTATCGGTTAGTTCCACATCAGAAGAACCATAACCAGAACGAGTGGTCTGTGTAGCACTGACGATTGGAACACTAAACTCCACAGCAAGACCACGGAGTTCCTCTGCGATTGCTTTAACAAAGGTATAAGAGTTGATATTACTATTACCCTTATATCGCGAAGAAGCACAGATATTCAAGTAGTCAATAAAGATAATATCAGGTTTGAATGATTTCTTGAGAGCAAGTTCATTCAGAAGAGACTTAAAGTGCCCAGAGTGTGCTGAAGCAGTTGGATACTCTTTAATAATCAGAGTGCCTTGAGTCTTCTTAGCAAGATTCGTGACCTTATTCTCAAACATTTGCTTGGGAAGGTCTACGATATCTTGAATAGCAACATTCAGGAGGTTTGCATCAATTCTTTCAGCAATGCGTTCTTCTGCCATTTCCAGCGTAATGTACAGAACGTTCCGTCCCTGGAGCAAGACGGAGCTAGCCACATGGCACATGAATAGAGATTTCCCGACACCCGTACCAGCAAGAGCGATGTTAAGAGTTTTGTTAGGGAGACCACCTTTCGTGATTTTGTTAAAGTATTCAAGATCAAATTCAATTTTATCCTCCTTTTTGTGATAAGACTCGTATCGTTGTTCATAGTCTTGAAGATAATCATGCCCAACGTGATTATCAAAACTTACAGCAAGAGCATCAGAAAGAATAGAAGGAATGCTATCGCGATTCTTCTTCTCATCATTTCCATCAGCAATATGAATAGACTCCATAAGTGCCAAGTAAATGGCACGATCACGACACCACTTTTCGGTCGTATTAATCAACCAACCAGATTCTACAGGAACATCATCGAAACAAGAGATAAGTTGAACAATCTCCTTGAATGTCTGTTCGTTAATATCGTTCCTCTTTTCAATTTCAATACAGAGGACTTCTTTAGTTGCTGGTTGATTATATTCTTGAACAAAAGAAAGTATTTCTTCAAATACAATCTTTTGATTATAATCTTCAAAATATTCTGGTTTTAGAAATGGAATTACTTTTCTTACATATGATTCATTATACAAAAGGTTTCTAAGAATTAGAAACTCAACTTTCTCCATAACTAAATTCCTTACGTGCGATTTCGTCCAATTGTTGCATTACTTCTTCAGTGAAGTATTCTTCAGGTTCTTTTAGAATCTGCTTAGCATAGATTTTTTTCCCATCAATCTCATAACGACCTGCGACATTCTTCCACAGACCACCAATCTCACCGAGTTCAAGTAGTCCGTAATATCGATCCAGACCGCGTTCATCATAAAACAGACGAATTTCCACATCTTTATTTTCCTTACTCAAACGCGACTTAGCAGTCTTAGCTTTGATAATATTGCCAACCACTTCTGTTCCATCCTTTTCTTTCTTTTTGCTGAGATAGATGATCGTGCTTGCTGCGTATTTGAGTCCAGAACCTCCGCCCATTTCTTTCGTTGGTACATAAGCTCCGATGACATCGTATGTGTGATTTGTGACAAGAAGTGGAACATTCGCTTGACCTAGTTTGAGTGTGAGCATTCGGAAGGCACCTTTCACAAGTTGCGATTTAGTCATATCACGAACTTGCTTGTCGTTTAGTGCATCAGTAATTTCTTTCTCAGTGGAAAGCATCCCCAAAGAGTCTAGCACAAACATGCAAGGTTTGCGTTCTTCTATAGGTTTTTTTAAGTAAAGATCTACCGCCTTGAGTGCTTTACTACGAAATTCTTCAATTGTAACAACATTAACAACAACAAGACGAGAAGTATCGATTCCACGAGATTCTACAAGTGACTTGGTAATAGCAGCTTCAGTATCAAAATAGAGACAATAACCATCGGGATTGGTATCAAGAAAATTCTTAACAACGGCGAGGCTGAAGAAAGTTTTTCCAGTACTAGACTCTCCAGCAATAGCAGTAATCTTGTTGCCAGATACACCGCCAAATATGCTACCTGAAACCAGTGCATTAAAAATGTACGAACCTGTGTCAACATACTTTTCAGTTTCATCAATATCCGAAGCAAGTTGCGTATACTCACCACCAATTTCTTTTACAATATCTTTAAGGAAATCCATTAGGCAAAAAATGATTCAAGGTTTGCAGTTTTTTCTATATTCCATCCAACAGCATCAAGGATAATGCGGAGAGGTTCTAGAAATGCTTTCTCAAATTGTAATTCATAATCAATGTATTTGTCAAGTTTCAATTCTTTAGGAAAATCTTGAATGAATGAAATGACGTTCTCATAAATGATATTAGGTTTTTTCAAATAAACATACTTAATTTTTTCTCCGTTTTGAATCAATGAATATTTGCCAGTCAACTTATGTTTCTTTACATAATGATTGAACAGAAGTGCTCCACGAACGTGAATGGGAGTTCCTTTAATATAAATGTCTGATGATGAGGTATATTTGCGCACATCAGAAGCAGACCGAGGAAATGCAATTTCTTCAGGGGGAAGAGTTTTAAACTTAGTTCTACAAGTATCAATGAAGTTAATAACATCGTCTTCAGTTCCACTCATCATGATTTTAAAAGTTTCTTTTAACATCTTACGACAAGGTGCTGGTGTGGATGATTTAATTGCCTCAATACCCTTAATCTTAAGTTTAGGTTCATCATAACGAACACCTTCACTATCCCATACACTTAGAATATATCGCTTCTTTGCGGTCCAAATACCACGCTCAGCAATACACTCACGCTTCATAATCATCTTTTGATCATAAGCGTTCACATACTCCGCCAATTTTTCATAAGAACCTTCAATATACTTTTCAAGTTCCATTTGACAGACCTTATCAAGGAACGAAACAATGCCTTCAGTAGTTTTCTCTCTTCCTTTGAATACAGTTTCAACCAAAGGACCCATATTAACGTAAAGAGAATCAGTATCAGAAGCAATAACATAATCAACGTCCTCTGTCTTAAGAATCTTGTTTAGATAAGAATTCATAGAATTCATAATCCATTGAATAGACACCTGACCCGAAAGAGTAATTGCCTCAGCATTTGCTAGTTTAAAATAACGAAAATACTGATTGCCAATAGCACCATAAGCTGAGTTAAGTTGAATCTTACGTGCCATCTGGATATTGTTACAGCGGGCAATTTCCTTCTCCAGTTCCTTTGTCTTTTTCTTCTCATATTCCTGCTCGGCAGCAAGCATCTTCTTCTTAAAGATTACACGTTCATTGTAAATCTTTTCCATCAATTCAGGAAGAAATCCACGAACATCTTTACGGTACATCGCACCATTGGCACATACCGCATAGTCTTTATACATCTCAAAGGTTAATTGTTTATTGAGAATTTTGTCTACATTTACTGTAGGATGTTTATCTTCAAGTAGAGTTTCTGGACTAATGTTGTATTGCATAATCAAGTGTGGATATAGTGAGTTCAAGTCAAAACTCACAACCCAATCATACACACCAGGAATTGGTTCCTTTACATAGGCACCAGCATACTTCTCTTCCTTTTCAGATCGAACTTTTGGAGGAATAACAATATCTCTCTTTTTAAGATAGTTGTAGATAATAGTATCCCACATTCTAACTTGAGAGAACACATCAGCATAATTAACCTTAGCGTCATATGCCATGGTCAGAGCAAGTTCAATCAGTTTCATCTTGTCTTCCATTCGGTCAACAAGTTCTACGTCAACAATGTTGTACTCCACAAACTTCTGCCATCCTTTGGTGTAGAAGTCTTTGAAGGTATCAAACTCGGAGTGATCTAATTTCTTTTGTCCAAGTTCGACCTCAGCAATATAATCTAGACGATAAGACTCTTGTGCTTTGTAAGTAAACTTTTTATAGAGATTCAGATAATCGAGTTGAGTAACTCCTCCAATATCATATGAAGTATGTTTTCTTCCTGAAATATAAATCTCACTTTCAGTTACTAATCCCCAGGGAGACATTCTCTTCATCAACTTTTCACCAATAACTCGGTCAAGACGACGAACGAGATATGGAATATCATAAAGTTCAATGTTCCACCCAGTAACAACTTCTGGGGTATTTTCCTCAATCATCCACCAATTAATAAAGTTGGTTAGAAGATCATACTCTGATGAGAATGAGCGATACTCAACATTTTGTTGTTTATTCTGAAATGGGCCCATTCCCCAAGTACGAATTTTTTTGGAAGAATAATCTTGAATTGTTATGAGTAGAATTTCCTCTGATGCAGACTCAACATCGGGGAATCCATTTTCAGACGCAACCTCAATATCAAGAGTGGTTACTTTAATTTTACTGATGTCAAATTTGATTTCACTCTCAGGATAAGTATCCGAAATATATTGATATATGTATCCAGTATTTCCATAGATTTTAAAGTTTTCTACATTTTCATACTTTTTAATAAACTCACGACATTCCCTAACAGTTCCTGGTTTAATTTCTTCTACAGGTTCTCCGCTCAAAGTTTGATATTTTGTTTTTTTGTTTGTTGGAACAAAAAGAGTCGGGTAAAACTTCTCACGGGTCATAAAATGTTTACCATTTTCATAACCACGGACCAAGAAGTGATCCCCGACCATTTGAACGTTTGTATAGAATCGCAAACTCATTCCTTAATAAGGTCCTCGTATTTTTCAAGAAGTGTGGGAGTTGGTTCTGCAAGAGTAAGAATCTTATCAGAACTCATCATAAAAGAATTTTGTTTAGTTAGACCAAGCAAAAAAGGTTCTAAAACTTTCTGCGAGTCTGACATACTGTTGACAGTAATAACAAATGGATCCCAGAGTTTACAATCTGGTTCTCCTATATCAGCTCCAATTTCTTCAATCTGACTGATCAGAATCTGATTGTTCATCAGTACTAGAATTTTTATCGGTTTCTTGTCCATATTTCAATACATCATTTTGATAAATTTGCATAAGATCGTCAAAAGGTGATACAAAAGTAACCACCCAATCCATTGGAACTAACACGTCCTCGTCAGAGGAAAATGGTATCCAAGGAAACAAATTAATACTTAACTTTTTGTGAGAAGCTTTTGAACGATCAAGGATACTTCTGGAAATAGGAATAACATCCTTTACTTCAACTACACATGGTTTTGATAGAATATATCCAATCATTCTTTCATCTTTAACCATTTCACTAATGTCGGAAATTATATATTCTCCCGATCTCAAGAGTGCTAATCTTACTGACATAATAATCACATACCTCTCTAGTATTCTAGCACAAAAAAAGGAGGAGTCAACCTGGATTTTGCCAGGTGCTCCTCGCGCCGACGATATTCAAAAGTATTTATCTCTTTCTTTTGAACTTACACACCTTCTTTCCAGGAAGCATAGCATAACTCGTTGTTCCTGCCCAACCACACTTTGCTTTAGGTGGTTTTGCATCTGCACCAAAATCACCTTTCATTTCCTTTAAGATATTATTAAATTCCTGGAAGGTTTTCATTTTTTATTTTTATTTATAGGTAATCTTTCCTCTTGTGGTGATCAGGAACAATCTTTTTCAAGTTGACAGAGAGGAGTCCGTCTTCAAAGGATACATCTGCGACTTCTGTATCATCTGCGAGTGTCCACGCTCTCTTGAAAGAACGTTGAGCTACTCCCTTATGGACGTAGTTGATATCGGATTCTTTATCCTCCTTTTGCCCTTCAACGAAAAGTTTTCCATCTTGCGTATAGACATAGACTTCCTTCTTTTTAAATCCGGCAAGTGCAAGTTCAAGTCTTGATTCTACATTACTGACTTGAACAAGATTATATGGAGGATAGTTAGAAGTTGTTTCATGGAGGTGAAATAAACGATCAAAATATTCATCCATTCCAATACTATTACGGGTAATCCTATCCATCAAGGCAGGAAGATCCGCCGCAGTATAACGTGCGATATTAGTCATTATGGTAGCTCCTTTAAAAGCGAGTTTGTGTTGTGTGGACCCTTTCGGCATCCATTACTATTTAACCAAAAATCAAAAAAGAGAAGAACGGTAAAAACCGAACTTCTCTTTAGGGTGTTCCGACTTTTGTAGAGACCGCACGAAGGTCTCAACCATATTTAGCAGGATCAAGATCTGGCAAATGTCTCATTCTATGACAATTAGCACAGAGAATAATACATTTTGCTAGTTCTTCATCGATCCTTTGTCTACCCCAAGTTTTCATCTGACGCAAACCAAAGTTTGGGTCTTTATCCCTTCCATCTAAATGGTGATATTCCATTACTGGTCCAGGATAAGAACACCCACAATCGACACAAGGACAATTTTCCTTTTTGCCTTTGATATATTCTATATTCTTTTTTCTACGGACTTTAATGTCTTCTCTCATATGAGACTACAAGTGAGTCTCAATTATTTATTCGGGTTCTACACCCTTTCCCTTTTTACCAATGTTGTATTTTTGTTCCAAAATCCAATCACCTTTATCCTTATAGGACAAAACCTTGATTTGATTTAGTGGAGCAATATCAGAAACTTGATCCTGATTTACTACGGTAATTAATCCCCAGTCTCCAAGAAGTCTTGCAATCCTATTTCTGCGTTGGACATCATTAACAGTAAGATTTGCGTGTTTACCATCAAGGGCAAACAACTCCTTAAAGTGAACGATGTAATATCTACCTTGCTTATGTAAAATGTGACAAGATTGATATAGTTTTTTCTCCTTGCGAGATGCAACTCCGATGCGGGTCAAAGTTTCACGGACTTTCAGAAAGTCATCTGGTTCATTAAGAATTACCTCAACCATTTGGTCCTGCGACCAATGAACTTCAGGTTCTACTGTGGTATTTGCAGTAGTCATTTTGATCCTCCAATGTCAAGTCGTTTTTTAATAAAGTTTATTTGTTCTTTTGTTAGGATTTTCAGTGCCTGAGATGCCTTTTCATTACTATATCCATAGTATTGTTTTACACATTCTAAGTCTTTGATTTTATCCTTACGGAGCCAGGGAGAAAATCTCTTCCTTTTCCTGAGACTATTTAGATAAAAAGAATATTGCATATCTTTATCAAGTTGATGATGCATATTCATCTCATTTGCAAAGAGAACACTATCAATATGACTAGATAAACACTTATTAATAATGTATGGAGGATAATCCTTTACAACCAAGGAATCTTCCATGAGATTTTCCTTGCTTGAATTAATTGAATTTAACCAATCTTTAAGTTCGTAAGTCATCGTATAATTTGAATGTTATCATCATCAGTCCAAAGTTCTACTTTATCTCTAAATCTTCCTTCTTCTTTAAGTTTTTCATATCTCTTGGTCGCTTTCTTTTTCCACCAAGAAGTAATATTTTCAAGATAAAATTTATCCCAGTTAGGACCACGAATTAGTTCATCTTCCTGTCCACAAATAACTTCCCGAACATTTGAGTATCCATAATCTGAAATATAAAACCTCTTTTTCTGAGTTAAAACAAAAGCGGCATCAATTACCTCGTTAAATTTAAGTAGTTTATCTTTGTCCTGAAGTGAGTTTCTAACGATGGAAATCATTTTTGTTTGCCTTTTCATCTTTTTAGATGAAGCTCTATTATCTGTTAATGGCGTATTGTTATTGAGTAGAGTAAATCTATCATGAAGACGATGAAATGCCTCATCGTGAAGTAATGGAAGAAACTTACTTTCAGTAAGTCCTTTATATCTCATAAAAGGTTTTAGACCATCATACTGAGATGCGTCTGTTGTAGATCCATATAGAGATGTAGTTTCAAATAGTGCTATATCCTTTTCGAATACTTCATTCAGAGTTTCTCTTGCAAAGTGAGAACAACAAAGAAGTGCAAGAAGTTTTCCGCCAAGATAGTTGTATCCAAATGGTTGCGAAGGCACAATCACAAATCCCATTGCAGCATGTCTATTAAAAATAGAAAGATTGGGAACTTGACCTAGCCATTCGTTTCTTGGTTTGGAATTAATAGTAGGAGATCCAAAGCGAATGAATCCAAGTACTTTGCCTGTATTTTTCTCATAAACCATCCAACGAAGTTCTCTTCCTGGAATATTAGATTCATTATTGTGAGAAGATACTACTCTCAAAAGAGTATTATAATGCTCTTGAGGAAGACTTTGTTGAAATCTATCGCCAATAAATTTTATATCAAACTCCATATCTTCCGGATGAATATTTTCATTAAAAAATTCATCATGAAGTGGAGCAAGAGTGTTGGTGCTCTTGATTACTTCTTTCTTCACAAAACGCAGATAATCTTCAATATTCCCCATCTGAGAAAAATATTTTATAAATTCATCTGCTGCCCACTGAGCATCTTGTTCAGAAATAATCATTGAATTAATTTTTTAGATGGTGTTATAATTTTATTAAACATTATACCATACTGCTTTACAACGCCTTCGTCAGGTTCTGCAATATAAACTACGAATGTTTTTTCTACTGTTAATTCTTTTTGATCCTTACTCAGAATAGGAGACCAAGGAACAAATCCAATAGATCCACTTCCAGTAGGAACTGCAACGATAGCATCTTGAATAACAATGTTTGTATCAGTTTCTTTATTTAAGGTAGCAATCAAGTCTTCACCAGAAGACATGCGAATAAGTTTTACAGTCATTTGAATTCACACTCACACATAATTTCAGTTAATGCAGCTAAAAGGTTAATTTCTTGGTCAGCCACGAACGCAATTTGATATTGGTACTTAGCAATAATAAGAACGGCAGCAGGAATAGAACCGGGGACAAGACTATCATAAAGGGTGTCATAAACCCTGCGAAGAATGAGAGAAGAATCGTTGTCCAGGTTGGTGACCACCCACTTTCGTACTTCAGTGAAGTTTTTTTCCTTGAGATGCTTGATAAGTTCATTTACAGAGATGTCTGAGAAAGATGCAAGAATGCCCGAGTCAATTTTTCCTCCAGTAGAATACCTTTGGCATTCGTTGAGGACTCGGCGGAAATCTGGAAAGTGTTTTGATACCAGTTCTGCAACGACTTTTTCATCATACTCAATCTTTTCCGCATCCAAGATTGATTGAAGTCGTTGAAAGAAACTACCTGCAAGTTGAACTCTTTGCTTCCCTTTGATGGTGAAATCGATGACTGCACATCGGGAGTGAAGAGGTTCAATAATCTTGTTCTTGTAGTTACAGGTGAAGATGAATCGGCAGTTGTTATAAAATGCCTCAATATTCGCCCGTAGTAAGAGTTGTACATCATTACCGGTGTTGTCTGCTTCGTCAATGATGATGACCTTGTGTTTAGAAGATCCCGTAAGTGAGACGGTCGAAGCGAAGTTCTTTGCTTGGTTCCGTACAGTGTCCAAGAAACGTCCTTCGTCGGATCCGTTGATGACATAATAGTCTGCCCCCAATTCATTACATAATGCTTTTGCGATGGTTGTCTTACCAATTCCAGGAGGTCCTGCGAGAAGGAGATTAGGAATCTCACCTTTTGCTACGAACTCCTTAAAAGTTTTTTTAGTTTCATCGGGAAGAATACAGTCATCAATTACTTGAGGACGATATTTCTCCACAAAAAGAAATTCACTTGTCATAATCAAATCCAATTAGGTTTTCTTTGCGGCATACGAAGGTAATTATCAGCAACCCAAGGTTTGGATGCGATATATTTCTTGTATGCTTCAAATGTATCAATAGTGTCGTCAAACTTCCATTCCTCAGGCATAGCACGAGCAAATGGTGTCACTTCTGTAATCTTGCCCTTGGGAAACAAATAGTATGCATCCACAAGAGTCTTGTAGCAGGAGTGAGTTTTATTATACCGCAGGCAGTACTCATCAGACAAGTTCAATCCCCACTTGATTAACCAGTAGGCATTATGGATACTCTCCAGTGCCCACTTAGTGCAGGGATGATTGCGGAATGCTCCTTTCTCGGTCTTGTAAGGGGTTCCATCTGCCTTAGGGAGAGTGCCGTAACCGTGTCCCCATTTGTCTGATGCCACGATAGAGAGCATTTGGCAGCACTCTAAAGGCATCTTAACAACGTGTTTGTCGGGAAGGCAAATAGCACTCTCAGCGGGCCAAGGGGAAGTGACAAAGATGTTCATCAACCAAAAGTAGAATCAGGCTCCAGAGCAATATAATAGGTCACATCAAACCCAGTGTTCTTGAATCGTGACAGAAGTTTACTTGAGATGACCACCTCATAGTTACCAGGGAT